AAACAGAAGTAGAATGTAATGATTATTTTAATATATTAGGTGTTATATGTCCTGAAGATAATGTAGATAATAGGTGCTGTAATGGAACTAATAGTTTATATGGATTAAATAGTTTAAGTGGATCTTGTCTTTTATCATTAGCAGATTCTAGTAGTAGTACTAATATGACATCACAACAAGAAATAATATTAAATAACTATAATATTTGTCAAAATAATTTTCCAGATATAAGTGCTGGAAATAGTATATTTACAGTTTTTACTGATGAAAATAATGAGATTCCACCAATATATGTTCCTATTTTACAAAAATTAGAAATGATACATAGGAAAACAGGAAAAAAAACTTATGAAATTATAAGTGGTAGCGATCTTGAAAAATATAATAGATGTATGAATTATGTAAATTGGTCTAAGCAAAATAATATGAATTTATATACACATGAAAATGATAGTGATGGTTTTACAGTAGGTGGTCAACCGGTGCTGCACCCTGGTCCAGTATTCGGCACTATTATATTAGCAATTGGTGCTGGAGTTACTTGTACTCAATATTTTAAAAGTGGAAAAGATGAAGATAAAACCAATTGCAAGTTATTATCTAAAACATTTGTTTTCGGTTGTTTTATGTGTTGGGCAACGTCAGAAAGTCCAGAAAAATCTAATATTGCAAGAAGATTAACTCGTGATCAACTTGTCGATATAAATGCCCGGCTGACCCGGGATCTAGATGCCGATCCAGTAAATTTAGATAGACCACCTACAATTATATCAGATGAGCTTGCAGAACAATTAAGCCAAAGACAAATCGATGAATTAGAAAATCATAGAGACCCAACAGTTGAATTAACAGAACAACAAGAAGAACAAGTCCAAATGACAAGTGTAGTAGAGGCTAATGAAGGAGCCTCAGTATATGGTATAGAAGGAGCATTACTAGAAGAAGCAGAAGTAGTAGGAGAAGTAGATGAAGAATTATTAGAAGGTCCTGAATAAATTGCATTAAACAGCAATAATGATAAAAATAAACTAAATTTTCAATATATACATACTATCACTTTCTTTAATTAAAAATATTTTTTTATCACCTGCATCCGTTTTCAATATTTCCCAGCTTTCTTTACCCATCATTTCAATAATTTTTTCTACATGTAAAAATATGACATCAACATTGTTTTTTATTTTATCACATTGAAAATACAATAAACCTGTATTATGTATTTTTATACTTTCATCATAAATTTCTACTAATTTATCATGATTAAATTTAATAAACTTGTCAATAAAATCTGGTAAATTACTAATATTTTGAACATTCATTTAGTATAATGTATATAAAAACAAATAGTATTAAACTTAACTTTCTAATGATCTTCGTATTGCTTCATCAACTTCTCTATCAGAAAAACCATCTCTAACAGTATCTACAGCAATATTAGGAAAAAGTAAATTAGGTAACATATTTGTTTCATTTGGATTACTTGAAATAATATTAACATTATTTCTACGATTTATTGCTTGAAGTAATATTTCTTCAATATTAGGTAATGGTGGTTGTTCTGTATTTATCGGTTCTCCTGTTGGTTCATCTGTTTGTCCTGCCTCAGTCTGTTCTTCAGATTTAGGAAATTCACAACGACACATAGGACAAGTATTATTCATACTTAACCAAGGTAATACACCATCACAATTTTCATTTTTAATATGAAAGTAATGTTTATGAGGTTTACATGGTAATTCAATGCATTTATCATTCAATTTAAATTCTTCTTGACATATACTACATGATAAACCATTTTTTACATCATCTTCAGTAATATACATTTCATTTAAATTTTCAATAAACTTATTACACGTTGGTATAGATTTAATATTTTGTTCATCAAATGTAGACTGTAAAATATCATTTTCATTTGTTGGAATCATTTGAATACTTCTCATCATTAATCTTATTAATGGATGATTTTCTAGATCCATATTATCATATTCTGTATCATTATTGTTTTCCATAATATACTAATACATATTAAAATATTTTAAAGTATTAGAAACTTAAACTAAATAATATATATGATATTATTGCTAATATTAAACTGTTTCTCCAGGCATTCTTATAATTACGATAAAGATCCGTCCATGCACTGACTTGCTCCCGTTCTGTCAAATGATATAACATAAAATCACTTTTAGGATAAAAATAATAAAATGTTAATTTAGTGACTAATACAATTGCAACAAATTTACAAACTTTAAATTTATCCTCACTATAAATATAAATATAACTGAAACCTAATAATAAACCTAATATCATGCCAAAAATATAAATACGAAATCTTTCTAAAATGATGCTTTTATACTTTTGTTTTTGATCATCATTTAATGTTAATAAAAAGTCATCTTTTTTATCTATAAAAAAATGCATTAATATGCTCGATAATAATAATATAAATGCTATAGCACAACTTATAATCTTGAACATTATATATTAAAGAAATAAATTAAAAATCCGAATAACCGCTCACAACAAATCCATCACTACTTACGACAAAAGTATTTTTAATTCTGTCACTAACTTTAAACTTTTCAGCAATTGTAGGTGTTGGTGTTGGTGTAGGAGTTGGTGTAGGTGTTGGTGTTGGTGTTGGTGTAGGAGTTGATGTAGGAGTTGGTGTTGTTGGTGTTCGTGCGGCCGGGTCTGGGTCTGCTGGTGGTGATGATGAAGTATCTATATTTTTTATACAATTTTTTTCAGTATCATTACAAATTTTACAACCAGATGCATTATTAAAAATACAATGAGGATGTTTTATACAATATTCCTTACTTGTAATATATTTACAATCGTTTGGATTTCTATCATAACACATTTTATAATCATATTCACAATTTTCTTGATTATTACATTTATTTTTATGCATAGATTGACATTGTTTACGTGATTTATCTATTTTACATTTTTTATTACCGTTATCCCATATACAATAACTTATACTACTACTACAATTTTCTTTTGTATTATTTTTATGACAATCATAAGATACACATTTATTTTCATAAGCATTATATACTTTTCTTCTACCACAATTAGGAACACAAGTTTGTTTACCATTATCCCATATTAAATCTGGATTACCTAAACAATCCTGGCTGATTGTTTCGCCCGCACAAGGTTCACCAGCGTCAATGGTAGATCTTATAACACATTTACCAATTCTATCTGCAGATGTTTCCGTACACCAAACTTCATCATTATCAACATCACATCCATATTTATTATATTTATAATTCGGAGAACCATCGCGATTAACAGGGCATTTAATTTGATATTCTAGTTTATCTACACATTCACCTCCTCTGTCATCAAAATTAGCATTACACCATTCTAAGTTTGGTTTTTTTTCACCAGTAGTTTTATCACTACATCTTTCATCAATATCATTATCTTTAATAGTTATATTATCTGGTGTATTACAATTATTACCTTTCCATCCAGCAGTACAATTACATCTATATTGTTGCTTATCTGGTCCAAAACTTTGACAGCTACCACCATGCATACATAAATTGGGATTTACATTACATATAGAATTTTCTTCTAATAATTCTTCATTTTCTTCTTTAATTTCTGCTTCTTCTTGTGTTTCTATATTCTCTTCTATATTTTTAAAATCATTTATTGTGAAAATAAAAAATATAATTATTGCGAATATATCAATAATTGTAATACCAATTAATAAACTACTATTTTGATTCTCATTATTATAATTTATTGTTAACATAATTATACAGATTATAAATACTAATAATATAAATGATAATAGGAATGAATTAAATAATGAATCTGAAATATAATTTATATAATTATAATTAGTATTAGATGTATTAATATCAGACATATATTAAAAGAAAATATTTTAATTTAGTAATTAATCAATTTCATCAATTGTTGGATCATTTTTTTCTGGCATATTACTCATATCTGGCATATTACTCATATCTGGCATATTACTCATATCTGGCATATTACTCATATCTGGCATATCTTCATGTAGTTTTGACATTACTGGTTGAACTTTAGTATTAAATTCATCGCGTTTACTATTATATTCTTCTACAGTATATTCAGTATCATTATTATACCATGTTTCATATTCCTCAATAGTAGATTTAACACTTTTAATATCATCTTCACTACATTTTTCTTTTATTTTATCATTTTCTACTGCAGTTTTTGTTTGAAATAATAATCCCTCAAATTCATTTTTTGCATCAATCTTTTCTTTTAATTTCAAATCATCTTCCTTAAATTTTTCTGCTTCTTCTACCATGCGTTCAATATCTTCAGCAGATAAACGTCCTTTATCATTTTCAATTGTAATATTTTCACTCTTTCCACTGCCTTTTTCTTTTGCTTCAACTTTCATAATACCATTCGCATCTAAATCAAAACTTACTTCAATTTGTGGAATACCTCTTGGTGCTGGAGGAATACCCTCTAGTTTAAATGTTCCAAGCATATTATTATCCTTCGTCATTGTTCTTTCACCTTCATATACTTGAATTAATACACCTGGTTGATTATCTTCATATGTTGAAAATGTTTGAGACTTATTTGTTGGAATTGTTGTATTACGTTCAATTAATTTTGTCATTACTCCACCAGCAGTTTCAATACCAAGAGATAATGGTGCAACATCAAGTAATAGTAAATCATTTGCTCGATCATCATTATCTATAGTTTTTCCAAGAATTGCTGCTTGAACTGATGCTCCATATGCTACTGCTTCATCTGGATTAATACTTTGACATAATTCTTTTCCATTAAAAAAATCACTTAATAAACTTTGAACTTTTGGAATTCTTGTACTACCACCAACTAATACAATATCATTTACTTCACTTTTACTCATTTTAGCATCACTTAATACTTTTTGAACTGGATCAATACATTTTTGAAATAAATTCATACATATTGCTTCAAACTTGGCACGTGTAATACTAGTAAAAAAATCAATTCCTTCATATAATGAATCTAATTCAATTGATGCACTTGAACCACTTGATAATGTGCGTTTAGCACGTTCACAAGCTGTTTTTAAACGTCTCATACTTTTTTTATTTTCACTTATATCAAGATTATTTTTACGTTTAAATTCACCTTTAAAATGATTTACTAGTAAATTATCAAAATCTTCGCCACCAAGATGTGTATCACCCGCAGTTGCTTTAACTTCGAAAATACCATCCTCAATTGATAATAAACTTACATCAAATGTTCCTCCACCTAAATCAAAAATTAAAACATTGATTTCATCACCTTTTTTATCTAATCCATAAGCAATTGCTGCAGCAGTCGGTTCATTAATAACTCTAAGAACATTTAATCCAGCGATTTGTCCAGCATCTTTAGTTGCTTGACGTTGTGAATCATTGAAATATGCGGGAACTGTAATAACAGCATCAACTACATCATAACCAATATAAGATTCGGCAATTTCTTTCATTTTAACTAATATCATTGATGAAATTTCTTCAGGGTGATATGTTTTAGATTCACCCATATATTCTATTTTAATTTTTGGTTTACCATTATCTTCAATTACATCAAATGGAAATCCATTAATTTCATTTTGTAATACTGGGTCATCAAATTTACGACCAATTAAACGTTTCGCATCATATACTGTATTTTCTGGATTCATACTAGATTGATTTTTAGCACCATCTCCAATTAAACGTTCGCTTTCTGTAAATGCTACAAATGATGGAGTAGTTCTATTTCCTTGATCATTTGCAATAATTTCACAACGATTCTCTTTCCACCATCCAACACAACTGTATGTAGTCCCTAAATCAATTCCAATTGCTGCTTTTTTACTCATCCTCGATATTTATTATATATTCTTTATTTTTAAGTATCTTATCTAGTTCTGATAATATAATATCAACAATTTCTTTTTTTATTGGTTTGTATTGTAAATCTAACATTTGTTGAATTTTTTTAACAAACAAATATTCAATATTACTACTATAATAAATGTTTTCCATAACTATATGATAATTGTTTTTTTATGTAAATTAAAAATCAAATTTTAAAACTTAAAAATTAATGTAAATATAATATAAATGAGACATATAACAAAAATAACAAAAATAAAAAAATATCGTAAAGCAAATATACCAAAAGCATTAAGAGAACAAGTATGGTTACAAACATTTGGAAAAATATATGAAAATAGTTGTCATATAAAATGGTGTAGTAATATCATAAATGTATTTGATTTTCAAGTTGGACATGATATTCCTGAAAGTAAAGGTGGGAAATTAACAATAGATAATTTAAAACCAATATGTAGTAGATGTAATCTTTCAATGGGGAATAATTACAGTATTGAAGAATGGCAGAAATTTAATGGAGATACTATATCTAAACCACTTAAATGTAGAGGTAAAAAATGTATAAATTAATTTTAGTTTTTTATATATAATTATATTATAAAGATGAGTTATACACAAAATATAAATTATCAAGAAACATGTAATTATATTAATCCAGAAAAAGACAATGCCATATCAATGTTAAAAACATGTATCAATGATCCTAATTATACTTCACCTAAAAAAGATTTGAATCCAAGTGATTTTTGTCATGGTAAAAGTGTAGAAAATATAGATTATAAATATGGTGATAATTTTCCATTAGAAAATTTAAAACATAATAAAACGGATGCTATAAATTCTAAATCTCATATAAATAATGTTCAACATGATTTAATAAATTATTTATCAAGTGATAATAAAAAGTATATACTAGATTTAAATAATGATAATGGTGTAAATTTTGATACTTACTGGAATCCAAATGGTTTGCAAACAAATAAAGTAGAATTCAAAGATTCAAAACCAAATTTTCCAAATTTTTTACCACCTAAAAAAATACCATTTCAAAAAAAAATGGATGATTTTAAATTATCAGAAGACAATAAAGTTATTGAAGGATTTGTTCCAGGTGATTTTAACAGTGATAATGGTCCGGGAGAACAATATATTAAAGTATGTCCGGATGAATACAAATTAGAAAATGGTATATGTGTAAAAAAATGCGATCATTGTAATACAAATTATGATAATAGTGATTACACTGATATATGCTATCCTTATAATTATGATGGTATTGATAATTTTGGTAGAATTATGTGTTCTACTACTAAAAAAGTAAATGAAGATACTGTAAGAATATCTACTCAATTAAGTAATATAAATAGTAAAGAACAATTATTCTCACACCATGATAAAAAAACTATTTACAATATTAACAACTACTACTTGTAAATAATTATCATTTGTAAATAAAAAATAATTATTAAATTATTTTTTTTATTTTTTTTATTTTTTTATTTTTTATTTTGAATTTTGAATTTTTTATTTTTGAATTTTGAATTTTTTATTTTTGAATTTTGAATAGTGTAGATGATTACC